TTCTTTTCCGTTTACTTTGATCATGTTTTTTGTTTTTGTTTGATTGAACAGTACAAACATATATAAATTTAATTTAACTACCTAACGTTTTATAGAAAAAAAAACAAAAAAAAGCACCCATTTTACTGAGTGCCTTTAATACTGTACGTTGTAGCGTTATTATTTTTTTGATAATATTTCGCCTATTTTCTGCATAGTTGTAAGGTTTAGCCCTCTATCCATGTTTAAAAACATATACATCTGATTAGGGTGTACGCCTGTTAATTTAGCAAAACCATGTACCGACATATCGTTTTCCTTAATATGATCGTTTATTATCTTACGACAGTCATTAACTAAGTTTTTTAACTGTCCCGCTGTTATTTGTTTTTCTTTTGCCATTTTTCTTTTTTTTAAAAAGGGAGATCATTTTCCTGATCTTCTGCCATTTGGTTAGTAATATCATGTTCAAAAACTTTGTTTGCTTCATTCTCTGCGTATTTCTTTGGATCAAAGTCCTCTTTGTTGGTATGATCGATAAACCAACCTTGTATCGTATTAAAATACTTTATTTCGCCCGTTGGACTCGTCCACTCTCTACCGTTTATATTAACACCAATTTTTACGTCCTCTCCCGTCATGTAACTATCCAATAGTTCGCATTTATCCTGAACAAATTGAATAATAATTTTTTGAGGATATTGATCTGCTGTTTCGATAACTATCTCACGTTTTGCGAATTTATCGCTAATTTGATTTTTTGGGAATATCATAACCACTTTACCTTGTAACTCCATTTTTTTGGTTTTTTATTATTTATTTTTATTTTCTAATTCAGCTAAACACTCTTTAAAATATGTATTAGCTAGTTCGTACTGTATTAACATTTGTTTTTCGATCTCCTTATCTCTTTTTATTTTTGCCCCTGTAATTCTTAATTCAGGTTCGATATGATCAACTTTGTGTATCTCTTTATTATCCCACGTAGAAAGTAGGTCGTCAGGCGTTGACGTCATGCACCAAATTACTTCCGCTTCGGGTTTGTTGTATAACATCATGTAGCCCCTAACTTGATAATCGTAACCCGACTTTTTTATCATTTTTTCAGCCTCACACTCAAAAGCGGGGAAAGTATCAAAAGACCATGAACATTTTACGTCAATTATAGTATTGTCGCCCTCAATATCACATTCGCCCGTTAGCCATTCGTTTGTTTTCCTGATCTTATTTTTTCGATAGTCCATAAACCTGACATCGTTAACCATTTCAATAGCTTTGTCCTCGTTTCTTATTCCTTTGTCTAAAAATTTACCCTCTATCTTCGTTCTAATACCGTAAAACACCTCTTTTACTTGTTCGTGTACATAACTTTTCGCTGTTTCACTTAAAGCCCCCTTTACTCGGCTTTTAGTCATTATTTTATGCAAAGAACTACATCGCACAATTAAGTTTTTTTCTTGTTTTTTCATTTTTCTATTTTTTTGTTATGTTTTTTTTCTCTTTTAACTCTTTTAAAAATTCAGTAACTTTATTTTGTTGTTTTTCAGTCAATAAAAAAGTATTGTTTAATTTTTCTACTGTATAATTATCTTCTGCGATTGACTTTAAAGCGGAGTCGAGTCTTTTATTGTCTAGTTTTGGTTTGGGTTGCTCAGGGGCTTCATATCCTTCGGGTAGATCTTCCCCCGCATAAATGTAAAGTCCTAAGCCATGTAAAGCTAAAGCCTTTGTCGTTGAACGCTGTATAGCTTTATTGACGTCGAAACTTGTTACTTTGTCCGCTTTTATTGAACTATTCCGAAAGTCCATAATAGGTAAATAGTCAATATGTTCAATATCGTTGATAGTTACCCCAACTTTTACCCACGATGTATGATTATCCGTAAAATAATTATAACCGAACTCGTTTTCATAAACAGTCCTAGAAACCGTCGGGTATAGCTTTTTTACCTCACTCCAAGCCCACGCCCACGATAGATAAGTTAAATTTCCTTTTTTTTCTGTTTTCTCATTTACATTGATCTCATTAAGAGAGTCAAATACCGACTTAGTCGGCTTTGTTACTTTTGCCATGTTTTTAAAATTTAGATTAGAATAATTTTGTGTAAAGTCCTGTTTGCTGTTCGAACTCACGAACAAGCATATCGTTATAAAGTCCTTTACTTTCTATTTTTGTTTTCATGTTACCCCCTCGCATAGATATAAACTCCATGTCGTAAAGATCCATTGAATTAAGGGTAATTCTAAGATAGTTAGCACCTGTTTGATTTCTAGTTAATTTCATAGAAAGTGAATTTTTACCCGCAATAAAGTTTTTTGATCCCGTCATGGCGATAAATCTGTTACCCCCTAATTGTTTTAAAATTGTGTTTGCTATTTGCATTTTGTTATGTTTTTAAGTTGTTATGTCTTATGACGATACAAACATATATAAATTTAATTTACTGTGCAACATAAATTTAACTTTTTTTTCAAATTTGTGTATTTTTATTGTAATTTTCCTCTCTTTTTAAGTTGCTAATCTGTTGACTCATAGCGTCAATAACTCCATTTGTAGTTTCGTAAAAAAATTTCATAGAATTAAACGCACCGTCGTATTTTTTCTCGATTGCGTACTCTTCTATTGAATAAAATTTACCGTTTTCCTGTGCTTTACTCATAGTCGAACCGCTGTCGATATATTCCTTTACATAAGTTCGTCGAACCCTTTCCGTTTCTGCCTCTGCGTTTTTCCATTGTACCCTGTATTCGCCCAACTCAGTAGCGAAATAGCTTAATAGTGTAACCATTTGCACCCTTTGAAACATTAACTCGTTTATTCCTGTATAGTCCATAGGTAAAGATCTATACCACCCGATTATTTCGTTTATTTCGTCAATTACGTTATTTATTTTCATGTTTTAAAATTTTAATTTTCTGTTTATAATGTTCTATTAAGTCCTTTACCTCAGGGGTTATAAGATCTAATTTTCTATGTCTATTTTCGTCTAACCATTTTAGATCTTTAGGGCTTATTCTATTTGTTATTCTTTTACGATATTCGTGAGTGTTCGAATGTTTATGCTGATTACAAGTTACGCATTGTGCATGGACGTTTCTCTCGTCAAACCTTAGTCCTTCGTACGTTGTAGGGTAATAATGTCCCGCGTCATACTTTCTATTTATTAGGCTTGTTTCACAACTTACACAACCCTTTTTAATATCCCTAAGCCTTATAAATGTATTAAAATACTTTTGTAGTTTTTGTTTCCATTGGCTGTGAGTCATTAAATTTTCCAAACCCTCTTTTTTTTCCTTTCTAGCCTTTTTAAGAGCCTTTTCTTTTGTTTTGGTGTTAGAGTACTCTATTGAACATTTAATACCGCAAACAACTTGTAAAGACGTATGAGGCATAAATTCAACTTTACAATTTCTACATTTTTTAGGTTTACGTTTTTTCATTATTAAAACTGTTCGTGGTAATTGTTTAAGTCGTTATGATTAAAATTTTTAGGCTCTTTATATTTATATTCCGACCAATCTGAGGTCGCTAAATTGACGTCCATTTTCTCAATTCCGATCATCCCGTCCCTATTTTTAGCGATTATAAATTCCCCTAGCCCTTCGGTACTGTTACCGTTTTCGTCAGTCATTTCGCCATAATATTCAGGTCGATGTAAAAAAGATACAATACTAGCGTCCTGTTCTATTTCGCCCGACTCTTTTAAGTCAGGTAAACTAGGTCTTTTGCCCGATCTCGCTACGTCCCGATTTAATTGTGCTAACGCTATTATTGGTATTCTTACACTCATTACAAGACGTTTAATTCCGTTACTTATCTTTGTTACTTCTTGATATCGTGAGTCGTTTTTTTCTGCTAATATCTTTTGTAAATAATCTACGACGATAATATCAATTTTTTCAGATCCCGAAATTTTCAAAACTTCCCTTTGTATGTCATTTACCGAATGGCTACCGTCTAAAATATGTAATTTATTCCATACAGGGTCGTTTTTTAATTCAGTTATTCGCCTTATGTCTATTTCTGTACATTTACCGAATTTTATATTATTGCTGTCTATGTCTAAAATTAAAGATATTATTCGACGTATAATTCGTTCTTTGCTCATTTCTAAGCTAAAAAATATTAACGATTTTCCTTGATCGAAAACTATGTTTCTAATTAAACTAATCGCCCATGCTGTTTTCCCCATAGCGGGACGTCCCCCGCATATCATAACGTCGTCGTCCTCTAGATTAATATACTTTTTTAAATTATTCCAACCTAAATCGATACCAATAGAAAGCCCCATTTTTGCTTTTTCGTGTAAGTCCAATACTTTTTCGATACTTAATTTGTTATCCTGTTCGTACGAGGTATTATCTAGTGTTAAAACTTCTTTGCCTCTTTCAATTTCTTTTAAAATTATTTGACTATTTGGTGCGTCTTTTAACAATTCATTATTGACATTTTGCACCATTAAATTAATTTGTCTAACTGAGTAAAAATAATAACAGTCGTTAAAAATTGCATTGGGGTTTAATAGTTCAACCGTCCCGACTTCATTTTGTAAAGTAGAAATTTGATAGGCGTATTCGTCATGTAGTCGGTTATTATCTCTTAACCATTGTACAAGGTTTAAAATATCAATATGTTCGGTTTCCGATACTTTTAGCATAGCTTCGAATATGTCTTTATGAAACCGAATATTAAACCAATTAGGATCGATTTGGTATAAGAGTTTATTTTGATCGTTTTTTCCCGCTGAAAGTACTAGCCCTAGAACTTTTGTAAATACTTTTTTTTCTATTTTCATTTTTGTTATGTTTTTTTATCAATATGTAAATTATAATAAATAAGGCTATAATATAAACCGTAGTAATAAAGCTAATCATCGCGTAGGTATGTATTTTTGTTCCTGAGTATTGAAACCGAATTTATCAATAGTAGCCGAACGACTAAAATATTCTAACGTACAATACTTAAAACCGTTATCTTTATGAAATTGATCCTTACTCGCTTTACTCATAGCTGTACGAATATTAATAATAGTGTACCCCTCTTTTAGTCTAGCTGAAAACTTACTTTTAACACTATCCGCGAAAACTCTATTATTTTTCTTAAAAATAGAATTAAAAAAAGTTAAAAGATCATTATAGTTTATACTA